TCTTCTTCTGGTTGTACCAGCCGATGGTGCCTTGGTAGCCCTGGGCAAGCGTCCCGCTGCTCTGCGTCAGCACCGAGGAGTTGATGCCAAGCGGGATGATGTTGATGCGCTTGCCGAGCTTGTTTGCTAGCCGCCACGCAAACGGAAGCATCGCACCGCACAGGTACGTCCAAGTGTACGACGCCAGTTCGTTGTGGCTTGGCGTGTAGACCGAGTTGGGCCGGCAGTAGATCGACCCCGTAGTGCCGTCGCCGCCCGGCTGCGAGTCGCCGCTCGGGTAGCGGAACCCAGGCAGGTGTCGCCGAGGGTTGTCCAGGTAGTGCGGGATGATGATCTTGTAGGTCGCCTGGATTGACGGCGTACCGCCCGGCCAACCGTCCGAAGTCAGCGTCAAAACCGTGCCGCTGTTGGACGACACCACGCCGTAGCTGCTGCCTGCAAGAACGTAGGCACCTGCGTAAACGTCAATTTCCCATCCAGAGCCAGTGCGAGTAAGCGTCGTTGCGGAGGTAGCCGTCGCAGCCCCTGAGTCCGTGTAGCCCTCGACGCCCTCGTCTAGCGCGTACGGCAAGAACAACGCGGCGTGTTCGTAAGTGTCGATGCTGTCAGGGAACGTGTACCCCGGCACCGATGGGACACCCGTAGGGTAGGCACCCGCCGTCTCTGGGATGTACGGCTGCAACACCCGAATGTTGCTGTACTGGCGGTAGCTGTCGTCGAAGTAGACGTAGCCGACAACACGCAGGGTCGCCGTGTGATCGCCCGTACCAGTGCTAGTGATGTCAACAGCCGTTCCTGCCAAAGCATTTGCTACCGACGTAGCGACTTTGATCGTGCTGGCGTCAACTAGGATGACGTAGTAGTTCGTCGATGCCGACAGGCCGCCAGGAAGCGATCCACCTGACGAAGTAGTAAACTGGATGACATCTCCAGTAGTCAATCCGTGGCTAGTCCAAGTGATCCGGTCAGTTCCAGCGTTGAAAGCTAGCGGCGAAAGATCAGTAGTGGATTTGGTCGTTGCCGCAGGGCTAGCGCCTACTGCGTACACTGGGCCAGTCGAAGTTTCCTCCCAGCTAACAGTCAGCGTACCCGTACCGTTCGCCGTCACCGTTCCGTAGCCAACCCTGGGGATGGCCACCGAAGTCCCAGGGTACGTCGTAACAAAGCGCACCTTGGCACCGATCCACGCGCTTGCCACGAGCGTGTCCGCAACCGTCACCGTGTTGCCAGACACCGCCGTAATCGTGATCTGCTGCCCCGCCGTAGGCAGGCCAAGCAACGGGTCTTCGGCTAGCGCTTCAGCACGGTCGCCCTGCGGTCGAGCGTTGCTTTGCCCCCACCACACGATGGCGTACTCGTAATCGTCGGACAGCTTGTTGGCGAACTTGAGCATGGTAGGGTTCTCTAGAAGTGCAACTAGCCACCGCAGGATGCCCCACGATGGCTAGTCTAGGGGCGTGACGCCGACCGACTACTCGCTGTAACCGATGGGGTAGTGCAGCTTCGGAAGCGCAGTGCTATCTACGATCCGAGTCGTGATTTTTCCCGCCGAGAAATAGCGGTGGGTAGCATCAAAGCCGTACTGCAAGTACATGGCACCAAAGTACCTTTGCCCAAGCGAAACACCGCCGTAGCTGGGGTGCCACGTTGGGATCGGCATGTACCAAGTCGTTCCGAGAGTCAGAGCCGCAGCGTCGCGACCAACTGGGAACGTAAGCGAGCTGGCTACAAGGATGCCAACGTCAACACCAGTGCCACCACTGATTAGCAGGATCTCGTTGATAGAACTAGCGTACCAGCTAGCTCCAGCCGTATCCGAGATGGCAATCGCGGTGTACAGGGTCGGCTGGAAATTCGTAGCCGCACCGACAGCGTAGGCTTCCGTGACACGGAACTCTACATACATCGGTTCGCCTCTGCCGATGTCTCGCAGATGCTGCAAGTCCACTACGTTCGTGCTGCCGATGATGGAGGTTGAGAACGCAGCTTGGTTGTCACTCAGCAGCAGATGGTTATCAACGAGACCCATGGGGCACCTTAGTCCTTGCCTTGCTTGTTCATCTCGGACAGCGTGCGGACTACGGCGTCCACACGCTTCTTAGCCGAAGGAGAAGGGGACTTCCCCTCCTCCAACGGCTTGAGCCACTTGGGCAGCTTCGCGCCGTCCGGCCAGTCAATGACCGTGCCGGGACGGACGCGAGAGCCGTTCCAAATGCCCATCTCAAGAGCTTCCGCTTTCATTAGGCAATAGCCGTGTTGTCAGCGTAAGCACGCCAGAACGACGGGTCGGTCGTCAGGAAAGCGTTGATCTTTCCAGCGGTGAACGCCGCCGTGCCGGTCGTCTGCTGCACTTGCAGGTACCGCTCGAAGGTCGTGCCTTGAGCAGGAACCTGCACGGCCAGAAGTACCGTTTTAGCAGTCATCGTCGCCACCGTCCAAGCCTTCGACGAAACAACAACATTTGCGCCTGCCAGATCGGTGCCACTAAGAGCACCGTCCGTGCAGAGGCTAAACGTGCCGGTCGCCGAGCCGCCCGAGGTCGCCGTGGTGTCAACCTGCACAACAAAGTACAGGGGCTGACCGACGCCGATGTCACCCGAAGTGGCGCTGATGTCTACGACATCGCCGATCAGGTAGCTAGCAGCGCCGCCCGTGTTGAGCGCCGTCGCATCGCAGAACTCCAAACGTTCATCAAGAATCATGGGTCGTCTCCTTAGTTGAGCGAGGTTTCGGCGTTGGTGATCGAGTCGCAACGCTTGATGGGGATGCCATCCAGCGACAGAACGTGCTTGCCTGCGACTTCGCTCATGTCGAGAGTCGAGTTGCCAACCTTGGTGACCATCTGCCGGCGCAGCGCCGACTTGACCTTGCGGTTGCAGTAGATCACAGGACGACCCATCGACAGCGACGGGACCAGTTCAAGCGCCTGCGAAATTAGATCGCAGAGGTCCGGCACGTTATTGCCACTAATGGCACTTCCAAGCAGCGTAGAGGCGGTGTCGATGCTGTGGATGCGGACGACGTAGCGCCAGTCGCGCACCGTCAAGCCGCAGTCCCAACGGTAGTGCGTACGGTAGGCTTCCATACGACCGCCGCCGACAGCGCCGCCCGAGTAGCCCGTGGCGTTCTCGACCGTCACTTGGCCCTTGTCGGTCATTTGCAGACCGGCAACGCTGCCCTTCGGGTAGATGCCGTGGACCGTGTTCGGACCCCAGACAACCAGCCAGATTGAGGTGCAGTCTACTTCGCTGCTGGCAGCACCGCCATTGACGAGGTTGATGGCGTTTTCAGCCGAGGTGCTGTTGAAGCGCGGCATGAAGCCCGTAAAGGCTTCCGGCTCCGTGCCTTCGTTGCCGTAGAACAGCGTCGAGGCGAACTCTTGGTTCATGCCTTCGATGTGCGCCGCGTCTTCCGACATGCGGAAAGCAGCGGTGTTGCCGTTCAGGTCGGCGAGCGCCTTATCGACTTCGGCGTACGCTTCGAGCATACCGCAGGAGTCGGTGATCTGCGCCGTGGTGCTCTTGGTCGGCTGCACGCCGCCGTAGAGCTTGCGCCAAGTCGGCGTCGGGAGACCAGTACGAACCGTGGTGCGGTGACCAGTCGGGAGGTTGCCCTCCAGCCAAGTCATGTCGTCGATGACCTCGTTGGTCAACGAGAGCATTTCGGCGATCTTGTCGATCTTGCCGTTGGGGTCCAGACGCTTAGTAACGTCCAGGAGAGTCGGATTCAGAGTCGGAAGGGTTGCCATCGCTTACTCCATCAAGCCATGTTAGGGTAGAGGATCTTCGCAGGGTCCGACTGGGGCGCTACGTTGCGCGTACCAGTCACTAGCCGATCTTGGGAGATCGACTTGCCGGCGCGGTAAAACATCCGAATTACCTCCGGGTGATTGCCGAGTCCGGTCTTCTCAAGCAGCGCACGCAGTTCCGGCGTGGCAAACGAGTCGAGGGCTTGCTTGGCTACCGCGAGATTCGCGTTCAAGCTGTCGCCGCCGAACTCCTTGTCTGCCTTGCTGGATTCAGCCCATTGCTGGGTAGCTTGGGCTTGTTGCTTGGCCAGACTGTCCCGAAAGGCCGGGACCATCGTGCCGAGCATTTTCTGCGCGTCCTCCTGCGACAGCTTCAAGTCCTTGGCAACCGCCGAGTACGCATCGACCACACTGGGGTCCACCTGATCGCCTTCTGCGAACTGGAACTCGTACTGCTCGGGAACGACCGGAGCCGTTTCCGTGGGGGCTTCCTTGGCTTGTTCCTGAGCTTGCGGCTCAGGAGTCGAGGTCGGGTTGGCCTGCTGCTCCACACCCCCAAGCAACGATGCCGGGGAGTCTTGTGCTGGCGCACTAGCCTCAGTTGTCGTTTCGGCTTGTTGATTCAGCACTTCTGCCATCACTCTGCTCCTTGACCATCAAGGGGTACAACTCCGGGCAGTGCGTGTGGATCAAGCTGAGTGTGTGCTGCCCGAAGTTCCTGTTGCCCTCGTTGAATGCCATTTGCGCGGCATTGAGGGCGAACGACGAGCGGAACACACCTGCTTGGCCCAGAAGCCGCCACACAATGCGACGGCCCCGTCTGCTGCCCATGAGCCACTTCAGGTCACTTTCCTCGGACTCTTGGTCCAGCCTGCGAGCGGTTCGGCGTGATGCCTCCGCGCTCTGCTGGGCCTCGATATCCTGTGGATCGTATTCTGGGACCATACTACAGGTTGTGGTGTTGTCTAGTGCGGACCACTAGATGTTGTGTATGGAAAGGCATGGAAGTCTAGACCGCAGCCGCCGCAATCCCCGCCAGCCGCAGCGCCACCCGCATCGCTAGGTCGGACGCCTCGCGCTGCAACACCAGCCGCTCCTCGACGATCAGGTTGGCCATGCTGGCCTCAAGGGCGATCTCGGCGGTGCGCGTGTCGTGACCGGCAACGCGACGGGCGGCGACGATTGCAGCCGACTCCATCAGTCCGTGCAGCCGTGCGCGGGTCTCGTCACGGAAGCGGCCCTGCACGTTGTCGATGGTCGGCTGAACGAGGCTGCGCAGTTCCTCGGCGAACTTGTCCCAGCCAGCGCTCACTTGACCACCTCGGCTTGCAGGCGGCGTTCCCAGTCGGCGAGCGCCTGCTTGACCAGCGCGGCGTCCTGCGCGTCGATGGGCTGCGCCTCGATCCAGCCCTCGGCGCACCGCTTGGCGAGCGCGAGGTTGGCTTGGTCGGCGCGAAGTCGGGCTTGGTCCACGCCGCAGCAGGACGACAGGGCCAGGAGCAGGACGAGGGCGGTGCGCTTCATTTGGTCTCCGATTGCGATGCGATGAACTTGCCAGCCGCGTACGCCACGGCGGTCGCCATGACGGTCGTGCCCACGGTCAAAAGCGTGTCGTTACCGAGCACGGCCCCCACGATCAGGAGCGCGAGGCCCGTGCCGAGCAGGGACAGGGAGGTGATGGTGCGGTTGGTCATTTGATGTCTGGGAAGTTGATGGACGGGTTGCGCACGCGCATGGTCTCGACGTACGCACGCATCTCGGTTCGCGTCCATCGGTCGGTTGATGCCGAGGTGAGCGCTGCCTCCACCGCGTCCAGCTTGAGTTCGAGCCGCTGGAACTTGAGGGCTTGCGCCGCTGTCTGCTCTGTCAACGACTGCTGGAAGCCGCCGACAACTTGCGACAGTTGCCAAGTGCCACCCACCGCAGCGAGCAGCACGGCGACGAGGAGACCCAGCGGAACGAGCGTCTGCTGGGTGAGAAAGGATCGGCTGTCATGTGGAGGCATCAGCGGAGTCCAAGGCCAAGGCGAAGGTAGCGTCGGCGTCCAGAAGAGGACGACGCCGTGTTTGCCTTGATGTAGTCAAGGAACGAGTCCATC